CTTGTACTGCTCTCCAACCTTTTGTTGAATCTACATAAACTAAAGTTACCGATTGATCTTGTGTGCTTAAAATTGCACTGTCATTAATACCATTAATTTTGTCTGTTCCATTTGGTATAACGGTTACATTATTTGTATCCCAAGTATTTGCGTAATCTTTTAATGATACAATCGAACCTGCTGAACCTGCTGGTAATGTAACTGTAATTGCACCAGATGTAGTATTTACAAAATATCCATCACCACTTACAGCAGTAAAACTAGCTGTCTTTGCTGTAGTGTCCCAATCAACAGTTCCAGTTCTACCAAAACCAGTTTGAGTAGCTCCACATGCTAAAGTTACTGTATCACCAGATTGACCAATCGTTAATGTTGATCCGCATTGTGATGATATTTGATTGACTTCTACTTTACTCATTAAATTACTACCAATGTCCCTGTTATAGTTTGTGTACCTGTAATTGTAACAGGGCCCGCTAATACGCCTGAATCAAGAGTTTGATCTTCAGAAATTGTAGAGTTATGTGTTACCACAAAAGTTGTTGCATCCATAACAGGAGAGATAGTTTTCTTCGCTGGTAATGTACAAAATACATTTTTAGTACCTGCAGAAAAATTTACAAGTGCATCACCATTTGATGAAGATATAATTGTATCTCTTGATAAAGTATCAGTTGCAGCATCGGTTACTGTACCAATACCAACCTCCCACTCATTAGCACTATTTAATTCAATAGCATAATAAGTTGTGTTACCAGTTCCAACACCTGCAACGAAACCTTCATAGCCAGTTTCTGCACCAGCTAAATCAATAGTTCCAGTTCCAGTAGTTGTACTAGTTTCTTTAACTCTATCGTTAATTACTAAAGCCATTTACTACTCCAAAATTTTTACGCGTCGCCAAGTCTAATGATTGCATTAGATGAATCAGCAGTTGGAAACTGAATAACGAAATCACCATTCGTTGCAGTTTTTGATCCGCCGAAATCTAAAACTAATACTGCTTCATTAGAAGTTCCTTTATAAATCAGAGCGCCTACTGCTGTTAAAGTTACAGATGCGAAAGTCAAATCTGCAAAGTCAACGTATGCAATGTTACTTGATACTGCTACACCATTATTAGTTAAAGTATTTCCACCCGCTGTATAATTTGTACCAGATGAAGAAACTTCATTAGTAGTTGTATAAGCAGTTGTAGAAGTACTGAAACCAGCTATTGATGTGTAAAGTGCAAGTTTGAAAGTTGATCCACCAGAATCAAAATCAAACACGCCACCAAGTAGGTCTGTTTTAAAAGAGTCAGGTACTATATTAGCCATTTATTTATCTCCTTAAATTATGATGGTGATTCAGATTTAAGTGGTGTTCGAAGGGCCCCATCTTGCCATTCGTCCCGGCGTCTACGACCTTGTTGTTCGATCGCGTACGATTGTAAAGCTCTATTAAAAGATCCTTCATAGTATTGTAACATATCTGCAGGGCCTTTCAAGTATCCATATGCTTCTACCAGACATCCATACAAAAGTAAATCCTGATATTTATTAGATACATAAGTACCAGAAGCGCTTACAGAAGAGTCAGTTAAGCTAGTTGGTTGTTTAGTATAAGCTAAAGTTATTAAATAAGTTGAATCTGGAGTTGGTGCTACAACCCAATAATTAGCGTCCCAATTACCATAATACTTAGGTAATCCAGATTGTGTACCTGGAGTGTCATAATATTCTGCCATAAACGAAGTGTCTCTTTTTTCTAAAAACACTTGATTACCAGATGCATCAGTCAATTGTGCATATCTTATAAATCTTAAATCAGATGGAATAGTGACATATCTATTTCCAGCTTGTAAGTTTGATGTTGCATAAAATCTATTATCATCAGAATCCACATCTCTATAAATTCTATTTTCAGCGTTTTTAATCATAGTATTTAAAATTGAATTACTTAAAACAGAACTATCTACTTCTGTATAGTTTCTAATATCATCTTGTAAGTTTGTTAATGTGTATGCCATATTATGGTGTTAAGGTTACAGGCCCTGCTGTAACAAAACTTCCTCCAAATCTTCCTGATACAGTAGGTGTACTTCCTAAATCAAAAGTATAATTGTCTGTACCTGTTACCGTTATACTAAATCCTGACGCATTTTCAAACACTGAATAAACTAATCCTCCCGGACTTCCATCAACATTTCTAAAAACTACAATATCTCCTGTTGTTCTTCCATGACTTGGTTCATAAACATTTATAGTTGAACTTCCTGATGTAATAATAAAAGGATTGCTAGATAATAATGGATCTGTTTGTGGTTCTGTTCTTGCTGGTCTTGCATTTTGTAAACCTTGTGGATCTGCTGTGTGTGGTTTTGGTTCTAGTTGTGGATGCTTTGGTTCAAATTCAGAAATATGAACTCTTGATCCATTCCATTCTTTAACCATTTCTTTATATGGAAATTCCATACCAGAACGATCTGAAATAAATTTTGAATGTTTTCCTGAAGCAGTATTAGACACCTGGATAATACACCTTCGGACTTATGTACGAGCTGCTAGAAGAGCCGTCTTCTTGTAGCGCTCTTTGAAGTTCATCTTCATAAAGTAATTTTAAAACTTGAATTCTGTCTGGTGCATTTTTAACTGCTAAATAATATGCAAGTCCAGCTACCATGCAAGGTACAAATCTATAAGGTACATCTGCATCATTACTGTAGTCTCCAGCATCTTGAATTCTATTTACGTAATAATAATTAATTGTGTTTCCTGCTTCTGTTGAACCAGGTGTTAAATATAAAGTGACTGTAACTTTATCTATAAATCTTTGTACAAAATATTGTGTTGGAGTTCCTTCATCAGTTTTATTTGATAAAGCTTGATACTCTGATCTTGAAATTTTTGTTAATGGAAAATCTACACTTGATGAATTTCTATAAGAAGCTTCTAAAACATCATCAACACCATAAACTGCTGTTGCATCTGAAGTACCATCAGCTGTTGATCGATACATTGTATAAGTTGATTGACCATCAACTAATGTAATTGAATTATTTCCAACTTCCCAATAGTGTAAACCTCTATTAGCCCACTCTTGAAATAATATGTTTAAAGATCTTCTAGCACTTTTTAATTGATAACCAGAAACACCTTGTATTCCTAATCTCTCATATGCCTCTTCGACAATGTCCGATATAGAAAAACCTTTTTCGAACGTTGCTGTTCCAGAAGTAGTATTAGCCATTTAGCCTCCTACTTATCTATTAATAATGTTGCACCTGCAATATTAGTAATTGTCGAAACTGTCATTCCACCTTCAAATAAAACTCCATCTTCTGGAATATTAAAAGCAAAAACATCGCCATTAGGACAGTCACCCTGAAATTGTGTTACTGAATTACCATCTTGTAAAATTATAGTTCCAGCTCCAACACCATCAGAAGCAAGAATAATTCCTCTTAATCTTGTTCTTCCTCCGAATACAGAACCAGTCCCTGTAACTCTAACTGCTTTTACATCTGATTTCATAGATATATCTCCTTATTAATCTTAAGATTTCAAAATTTATATATCAATTTATAGAAAAGTGCAAGAAATCCCTACAGAAGAAAAACGTTTTCCAACAATGTGTAAGTCCTAATTATCCAGCGTAAAGATGAATCTCACCATCTAATGGATTCGTATGAACTTCTGCCTCTTGTTTTCTAATGATTGATCTAATTACTTGTTTGATCTCATCACCTAAAACAGACATTTCAGCGGTTATTTGTCCTCTGTTTTCAAGAAACAACTCGTTCCATCTAGATTCGAGTTTCAGTTTCTTCGCGAACAATACCATGTTGTCCTGAGCCATTATTAACCTCCTCATAGGTTATATAAAAATCACTTTCAGCACCGTGATACTGCAAGTCATTTTCTTCCCATTGTATATCAGATTTTCCTATAAAGTCAATGATTGGCTTATTTAACTCATTAGCATCATTTATCTCTTTATCACTTTCAATTTCAAATTTAGTTTGAAGGTATTTTGTAAATATTTTCACTAAGTATTTATGTGTCATGTATTTTCCTTTCTATCAAAAAAGAAAGGGCCCGTAAAGGGCCCTCTCAAAATTAATACTATTAAGTATTAAGCACCTGGTGATCCGAAGATACC